CTTGGCGTGTCGAAACCGCATAGTGTTAGTGAAGCCAGCAATACTAGCTTGAACATAACCATCTCGTTGAGCATTTAGCATCCCCTTAATAATACCAAGCCTGTGTGACAATACGGATAGACCGTCCAAGATGGCCACAGCAGGGTCTTTGTTAACCAACTTTAAGACTGACGGGCAAAGTTCTCCATTGACAGTCACTTGCTCGACACTCCTATCAGGGCTGTTGTTTGTACCCTTAACAAACTTAAAGGAAGTAGGTTCCCAACCAAGACTTCCCAACCACGCTTTTACCTGTGGTGAAGAATTAGGATTAGCTCTCTCTCGTTTGTGGACAACTCGCAAACTAACCGTGGTGGTAGGAACCTTGTATTCAGCACAGAGGTCAAGCCAGTTTTCTCCAGCAACAGACATATCTCCGTTCTTCTTCCACATCTTATCCTCAGATGGCTTGATGGCTTCTTTGTACTTTACAACCTCTGGCATAGCATCCGCTAGTTGGTTAATCTTATCAGCTTTAAGTTCCTCCCACTCGGCTAAGTATCCCTCAGCTTTTGCTACGTCTAATTTCCACTGTAGCCCCTCCTGCTCTGCCGCACAGTCCATCTTAAACGTGAGGTAGTCCAACAGTCGCTCTTTGTCCTCTGGCTGATCTTTATACAGCTTACCTAGCTTGCGGCTGAGGTCTTTCCATAACTTAGAGTTGATCTTAACGTCCTCTTGGCAACGGTGTTTATAGTCCTCAGCAGAAAGGTTTTCCCAATCTGTAATCTTTGGCTTAGGTACACCGTACTCTTCCCCATAAAGGTCTAGGTTGTGACGTGTACGATGGTGATCTATATACCAAGCGACAGCGAGAGTGTCTATCAACCGGGCCTTAACCCTAATGCCCAAGACACTTTCCACCGCTGGTACGTCAAATCTGACAATGTTATGTCCAATGAGAGTATCATCCGCCATAAAGAACTCACGCATCTCGTCGTAATCGTGTGTGGAATTAACTGTTTCACCCAAGTCATCGGACCAAGACAAGACGTGTATCTTTGTGCTGTTTAAGCCATCTGTTTCAATATCGAATATTCTGTTCACTCATTCACCTCTCTTAGTTTAAACGTGTCCGTACTAAAGCGGAGTTTCCCAGCGACACCCTCGACAGATGCAGGACGATTCTTCTGAACTACAATAGAAGTAGTGTTTCTGTCAATCAAGGTATCAGCTTCCTTATCACGAGATAGGTCAATCAAAACGCTGGCCCGTTGTGCAATCATTCTGCAATACTTCGGGTCTCCCTCTTCGTTAGTGTGGGCAATGGTGACAATACCAACATCAAGTTCGGCAGCTAACTTCGATAGCCGAATTGAAAGGTCAGCCAACATACTCTCCTTGCTATCGTCAGAGCTTCCTACAACTACGTCTTGAATAGGCTCAAAGAATATGTACTTACATTCACAAGCCTGACTAAAGTAACGTATCTGGTCGCACAACTCGTTGACCCCTTGACCATCTTGCAGGAAGAATTGATACAATAGGCCGTTTTCTGTAAGACTGGTGATAGTCTCTTTAACAAGTTCTGTAGCCCCCTCTTCTTCGATGAGGTCACGCCGTGTAAGGTTTAGGTCAGCCTCGTAAGACACTAGGCCCAACAAGCTGCGTAACTTAGTCTCCTCTAAGTGCCAAGTGGCAATGGGGATACCTTGCTTGAGCATGTTATACTCCAACAGACGCATAACCTCAGTTTTGCCTATGCCTGTGGGGGCCTTAATAACAGTGAAATGCCCCTGCATCAAACCAAGTATCTTCTCATCAAGAGCTTTAATCCCGGTTGGAACATAGTTGTGAGAGGGCGAGTTCTCGAATAGGTCAAGAAACTGCTCAGTTGTGTTTAGTACGTTATCTGGGACGTACTTTGAAGCATTGAACCAAGCGTTGACAAACTCCTTAGACGCACCTCCAACTAGGAAGTCGTTAGCATCCTTAAACTTGTTGTGGGATACCCGAAAGACTTTGGATGGAAACATCTTACAAATCTTATCAGCAATCTCATTTCCAGCCTTATCGTTATCAACGGATAAAACCAAGCGGTCGAAGGAGTCCAAGTACGGCTTGCAGACCTCCCATAACGACTTGCTTGGGGTTGCTGAGGGCAAGGACACAACAGGGGATATGTAACCATCCCGGTTGTTTAACATCTGATAAGCCGATAACGCATCAAGCTCACCCTCAGTGATAGTCAAAGTCTTAGAGCAACCAGCGGTGAAGAAATTCATGCCGAATAACTCATCGGTTTTGAAGCCCTTTGACACATAGAAGTCCTTGTCCTTTAGGTCACGGGTTTTAATTCCACCGGAGGGGTACACATACTCCTGTTTAGCTCCCTTGTTGTAGGTCTTTACGTTATAAGTCTCCATAGTGCGCTCTGAAAGACCTCGCATTGGAAGGTATTCCCCGTCACCATTCTTCCTGATAACCCCCCTAACCGGGCTAGGCTCTGCATCAAACAAATCGTTGTCCTCTCTATTAACTGTCCCCAGTGGGGGGTACTTCTGGGCAACCCAATCAAACTTGGGGCTATTGGATGGGTAGTTTGACCTGCAAGAAAAGCAGAAGCCAAACCCCTTAGTGTTGTAAGAAAACGCATCACTACTACCACAGTCAGTATAGGGACAAGGTAACTTTTGTATGCTCTCGTGCTTCTCTTTAATCATACTAGAGTCTCTTTCTTTACTGGTCTACCTTAACGGAGGGCTTAACAAAAGGGGTACATATATATATACAGACCTTAAAGACAACTTGTTTCCACCCAATATCAAACATTTCTGGAGTGTTGCTATAATGGAACAATGTCCCTCAGCTTTTCCAAGAGTTTCTTTTCCCTCTTAGAAATAGTTGACTTCTTAACCTGCATAAAATCAGCAATCTCCTCCATTGTCATATCCTCTACAAAGCGCATGTATATATACAAGTTATCCGCATCACTAAGGTTTTTATTAAGCAGGGACTTAAACTTCTCATTAAAGTCTTTCTGTTCATACTCCTGCTCGTAAGAGTTTCCTATCATGTGTCCCGCCTCAAGGCTCACAACCTCAGACTTTAGGGTATTTCTTAGGTGGTCTAACCCCTTTTCACTCCAAGTGTGATGATCTCCAAGGTCTTCAATATCAACACCCCTAGCCAAATTCCTCGATACCCAAGATGCGGGTATCTGTACTGGAAATAAATCTAGGTTAAGATAGTCGTGCATCCTGCTGTTAGCTCGCCTATATAACGTACCCCAGTGGTCAGAGGCTTGCTCACCTTCACTCTCCAACTTTTTTATAATCTCTAAGCACTCTAATACACCCTCACTAACCAAATCATCAAAGTGTGAGTGACCTGCCTTATACTTATGAGCGAGCCTATGACACATTTTAACAACCTCCTTGATGCTTATGTTACTATCGCTCATAGCTTATCCTTTCCCTCAAGTTGATTGATACGCATCTGTGCATAACGAATGACCTTCTCAAGGTCTGTGATCTCGCACTGAGCCTTACTCATTCCCTCGTAGGGCTTGTAACCTGCACGACTGGCATACTTGATGATATTCCCACGCCAGAACTCAAAGCCATTCTGCATGATGTATGTGATAGGTTCGATCTTCCACCGTGCATAATGCTTGGGTTCATTCACGATGTCTGCTGTATGTTCTGCCATTACCGTCTCCTTAAAGTTCTCTTGTTCTGATATCAACTTTCGCCACTCACTGTTTATCATTATTCTTCCTCCAGACAGAAGCCACACCATGTGTCCTTGCTTGCATTACCACAACTAACACACTTGCGCCACTTGTTAACCTCGTCACGATCTTGTGATGCCTTACGTTCCTCTGGTGTCATGGGTCTAATCATGGTTCTTTCTACCTTCTGCTATCACCTCCTCATACTTAAAGAACAACTGCTCGAACTTCCACTCGTATAGTTGTTGCATACCCATGAGGGTGTTCATCATCTCATCATGGGTAGGCTCACGTTCACCGTCACCGATCTGTTTGAACACTGTCTCAAGATCATTACATACACGCCAACAGTCCAGTATCATTGGCTCTAGGTCATACAGTTTAGCCATTGTCTGTCTCCCATTTTAGGCCCGTCTTAATCAACGACACAAACCCCACGTTAAAGATAGCAGCGAATGTCTCAGGGTCACATTCTACCTGTAGTGTGGCACTACCATCCTCATGCTCAGTTATTTCTGCTATCTTAACTTCACTCATAATCATTCTCCGTTAGTGCATCCCACGAAACAGGGAACAACTCTTTCATCTTCTCACTGATCTGGTCAGCTACAATGCGTGTCTCCGCCTGTGTATCAGGCTTACAGCGTAGGTTACACATCTTCGCTATGGCCCCTACCGTTCCACTCCAGAACCACTCAGTATACATACTCTGGGGTAGTACCATACGAGCCATCTCTGGGCTTACACCCTCGTCAATTAGCGTCTGATACGTCTGGAACTGTCTGTGCCACTGTACCTCTTGGTCTAACTGAATGTTAACGACACCATCAGACCCTTGCTTCTTGTCCTCAGATTTACCCCGCCACACCTTTGGCTCATAAAACTCAATATTTTCAGTTGTGTACCGCCTAGATATTTCATTCCAAGGCATATACTCATGTTTTT